GAAATAAAAAACGTACTCATAATTTTAAAAAAACAAATGAAATTATACAAACTATTTAATAAAGTTGCGGTGCACCGACTACATAGTTATTTATTTATTATTGGTGTTTTATTTGTATTGATTATTCAATACTATCAAGAGTTTTTGTGTAGTTTAGAACGATTATAAACTACAGTTATAAAAAGTTATTTCTAAAAAAACCTCGTCTCTCGTTCCTAGTCAAAACTTTCTCAAATCTTGTCGCCTGTACCTTGTCGCCTGTGCTTTCGCCTGTGCCTTTTTTGTGGAATTTTGTCGCCTGTGCCTTGTCAGATAGATATAGATATATATTTCAATCGCTGGTTGCATTGTGCTTGATGCTCGTACTGGTTGCAAGGGGCTATTTCTATGCTCTAGCCGCTACATACATTTTTTTGGTATCTTCCTGATCGTAATAATCACTAGAATAATTTAAAAAGCTATCCCAATCTATTTTAAAAAATTTGTAGTCAGTTAGACCACCTCTAGCATCTGCACCATTATGAATTGATATAGCTATAATATCACTATCATAAATATCACCACCATAAACAAACTGTATATCCTGACTTAATACAGTCTCTTCGTTGTAAGTGTAGATTGTGTTTATCTTTTTACCTGAATGAATGTATTTTGACATAAACTCCTCTACCTCACTCCAGCAATTATATCTTTTTTTGTCTAACTTAACCCAAGTTTCAAACAACTTTGTTTCATCAGGCAAATAAGTGCAGGTTTCATTTAAATGATGAAATAATGACTTTGTGCAAATACCATCATTATCATAAGAAATATCAGTTTCATCAATAAAATCTTTTAATGATTTTTTTTGATTACGTTGCCACCCTCTACCATCATCACCACCACTATCACACATATGAATGCCTGTATTTTCAATAAGCATTTTATATATTATCTTTTCTAGTTTCATATTATTTATCTCCTTTAAAATCTTATAAACATTGAAAATAGATATTGCAAGTTTATTAATGCTAGTATCTAGCCGCTAGTAACAAGCGGCTAGATGCAACTTATAATCATTCTAAATTAAATTAGCTGTTGCAATACTCTTAAAAATAGCTAGGATAATCTAGGAGGTTAAAAATATGAATGAATATTTATTGTTAATATTAGCGCCAATTATAATGGGTTTAATTTGGTGGTATCAAGATAATAAAAGACAGGCGCAAAAACTTTCGGATCGGTTATATCAGGCGGAAAACAATATAACTCATTTGAATAACTTAAATAATAGAAAGAGGTATAAATGAATGGTATGTTTGAAAGAGATAGTAACAAGGCATTTGATAATGCTAAAGCTAAAGGACTAAACAAACCAAGTGAATATATGTATATGTATTCTAAAGATAATAAAGATTTCTTTAAGAATATAATGAATAGAAAATATATACACTTTAAGTATAATGATAATAAACAACTATCATTTAATTTTTAACAGCTAACCCCTCAAGCCCTACAGTTATTAAGTGTTTAACTGTAGGGCTTTTTTTGTGCCTGTGCATACAACCTGTGCGTGTGCCTGAGTTCGGCACGTTGGTATCTCGATAGAGGTACCAACATAAGATTAGAGTTTAACATCTATTATAATGTTATTTAATATGTATATAATAATAATTCTTTTATTAGTATATAATGTCGGATTTGGACGTTTAAGTCCCTATAAACCATTATGGGGGGTGCCCTTGATTATTGGCGTAATATGGAATAAATTAAAAAAATTCATATTGAAAAGGTAAAAAAATTTTAGAAAAAATTTTTCAAATGCAAATAGATTTAGAAAAAATAAAAAAGCTGCCACCAGACGTTAAGAAGGACTTCTATAAGATGTACCTTAAACTTGGTCAAAAGAAGAAACAAACCATGATTAAGGAGGATTTTTTAACCTTTGTTAAACACATCTGGCCAGAATTTATAGAAGGAGCCCATCATAAAATTGTGGCTAAGAAATTTAATGATGTGGCAAACAGCAAATCTAAAAGAATTATTATCAACATGCCACCAAGGCATACCAAGTCCGAATTCGCCAGCTCCTTGCTTCCCGCTTGGATGATCGGGCGTAATCCTAAATTGAAGATTATACAAACAACCCATACCGGGGAACTTGCCATACGATTCGGTAGAAAAGCCAAAACACTTATGGACTCTCCTGAGTATAAAGAAATTTTTGAAACAAGGCTAAGAGAAGATTCGCAAGCTGCAGGTAAATGGGAAACAGCGCAAGGCGGCGAGTATTTCGCTGCAGGTACCGGTGGAGCTATCACAGGTCGTGGTGCGGATTTATTGATCATCGATGATCCACACTCGGAGCAAGACGCGATGAATGTCACTGCTTTAGAGCGAGCTTACGAGTGGTACACTTCGGGACCAAGACAACGTCTTCAACCGGGCGGTAAAATTATCTGTGTTATGACAAGATGGAACGTTAAGGATTTAACGGGTATGTTGTTAAAAGCACAAAAAGAATCAAAAGCAGATCAGTGGGAACTTATCGAGTTTCCGGCGATTATGCCAAGTGGCAAACCTGTTTGGCCAGAGTATTGGAAGTTAGACGAACTAGAAACCGTCAAAGCTTCGTTATCCATGGGTAAATGGAATGCACAGTGGATGCAAAATCCAACGTCAGAAGAAGGCGCTATCATTAAACGAGAGTGGTGGAAAGATTGGGACAAGGACTATATGCCAAAGTTAGAGCATATTATACAATCTTATGATACTGCCTTTATGAAAAAGGAAACAGCTGACTTTTCTGCTATTACCACGTGGGGTGTTTTCCGTGAAACAGATGATTCGCCGCCTAATTTAATACTGGTGGATGCGGTTAAAGAACGATTAGAGTTTCCAGAACTTCGTAGAAAAGCAAAAGAACAGTATGATTACTGGCAACCTGAGACAGTCCTTATTGAAGCGAAGGCTTCTGGACTGCCTTTAACCTATGAATTAAGAAGTATGGGAATACCCGTTGTTAACTTTACACCGAGCAAAGGAAATGATAAGCATGCAAGAGTAAACGCAGTTGCCCCTTTATTTGAAAGTGGCACTATATGGGCGCCCACTCACAAAGAGTTTGCACAGGAAGTCATGGAGGAATGCGCAGCTTTCCCCTATGGCGACCACGATGACTTGGTGGATAGTATGACACAAGCAGTCATGCGTTTTAGACAGGGAGGGTTAATACCTCACCCTGAAGACTATAAGCAAGAGAAGATACTGAGAACGAAGCATATTTACTACTAGGAGTATTCCTTGTATAGTGGTAATAAAAAGGTTACAACCAAGAGGGAGAAATTAAAAGTACAACATGGCTGATATTGACAAATCATTACCTAACGTTAAACAAACGGTAAATATACCTTCACCCGAAGACGTTGAAGTTGCGGAACAAGAAACATTAAACGAGCAGCAAGAAGCGGGCGAACCCGTTGAAAAAGTAGAAAACGAAGATGGCAGTGTTGATGTTAACTTTGACCCTGCAGCCGTTAATCCAGGAGAAGACGAAGGACACTTTGCTAATCTAGCAGAACTCCTTCCAGACGATGTCTTAGATCCGTTAGGCAACGAACTTTTTAATAACTACACCGACTACAAAACTTCAAGAAAAGATTGGGAAAAAACTTATACTTCAGGATTAGATCTATTAGGATTTAATTATGATGATAGAACAGAACCCTTCAAAGGTGCATCAGGTGCAACGCATCCTGTACTAGCAGAAGCGGTTACACAGTTTCAATCTTTAGCTTACAAAGAATTACTACCCGCAGGTGGACCCGTAAGAACACAACTGATGGGTCTTTCATCTCCTGATAAAGAACAACAAGCGATTCGTGTTAAAGAATACATGAACTATCAAATTATGGATCAAATGAAAGAATACGAAGCAGAATTTGATCAAATGTTATTTTATTTACCTCTTGCAGGATCAGCATTTAAAAAAGTTTATTATGATGACATTATGGAAAGAGCCGTATCTAAATTTGTTCCAGCAGATGATTTAGTGGTACCTTATACAGCAACATCTTTGGATGATGCAGAAACTATTATTCATGTGGTTCGTATGTCAGAAAACGAATTAAGAAAACAACAGGTCGGTGGTTTTTACAGAGATTTAGAAGTTAACCCATCTTACTTAGAAGAAACAGAATCAGAAAAAAAAGAAAGACAACTGGAAGGAGCAAACAAAGGTCGTGATGATCGTGTGTTTACTTTACTAGAATGTCATGCCAATTTAAATTTAGAAGGCTTTGAAGACGCTGGTGAAGACGGCGAACCTACAGGTATTAAACTTCCTTACGTTATAACGTTAGAAGAAGGTACAAGAAAAATATTATCCATAAGAAGAAACTATGAAGTTGGAGATGCGAAGAAAACAAAAATACAATATTTTGTTCACTTTAAATTTTTACCAGGATTAGGTTTTTATGGATTTGGTTTAATTCACATGATTGGTGGATTATCAAGAACAGCAACCGCTGCTTTGAGACAGCTTCTCGATGCAGGCACATTATCCAATTTACCCGCAGGATTTAAAATGCGTGGCATCAAAATGAGAGACGAGGCGCAAGCGCTTCAACCTGGAGAATTTAGAGATGTCGATGCACCTGGAGGCAATTTAAGAGATGCCTTTATGACGCTTCCATTTAAAGAACCGTCAGCAACCTTATTACAGCTTATGGGAGTCGTGGTACAAGCAGGACAAAGATTCGCTTCAATAGCGGACCTGCAAGTGGGTGATGGGAATCAGCAAGCAGCTGTGGGCACGACTGTAGCTTTGCTTGAAAGAGGAAGCAGAACCATGTCGGCCATACACAAAAGAATTTATGCTGCTATGAAAAGAGAATTTAATTTACTAGCAAGAGTATTCAAACTTTATCTACCACCCGTATATCCATACGATGTTGTCGGAGGGCAAAAACAAATCATGCAAACTGATTTTGACGACAGAGTAGATATTTTGCCAGTTGCGGATCCCAATATCTTTTCACAGACACAGCGTATCTCCCTTGCGCAAACGGAATTGCAATTGGCAACCTCAAATCCACAGATTCATAATCAGTATGAAGTATATAGAAATATGTATGAAGCTTTAGGTGTTAAAGATATTGATTTAATATTAAAAAGACCTCCTAAACCTACACCAAAAGATCCCGCATTAGAACATATTGATGCTTTAGGAAATTTACCTTTTCAAGCTTTTCCAGGTCAAGACCATAGAGCGCATATTACGTCACACTTAAACTTTTTAGCAACTAATATGGTAAGAAAT